GCCGCTTTGCGCTGGAGATTTTGCAGGACTCCACGCTCGCCTTCGGATGTCACTACGTCGATTGTGACGGCGTGCTTTTGACCAAAGCGCCAGCTTCTACGGATGGATTGGTACCACTGCTCGAAGCTATGCGAGGGGAAAAATGTTTGGTGGTGGCAGTGCTGCCAGTTCAAGCCAAAGCCTGCGATTTTTGGCTTGCTGATGAGCACGCGGATTTGACCGCTAGCAAAGGCGTCAAACCGCTCTTCCTTTACCTCATCGGGATCGTCGCCGGATACTTGGACGGAATCCTTGATGATTTTTTCCAGCCTGTCGCCCTCGCTGTTCAGGTGGCACCACATGACCGCACTCTTGCCGGAGTTCTCCACGCACGCGGCAGCCATCGCGCAACGCTCTTCAATGGTGCGGCTTCGCTCTTGGCGCTGTTCGGCTAGACCGTGAGCAGGCATCGAAAACAGCATGCCCTCAAGTGGCGCTTTCGCCTCAACTATGTGCTCGCGGGTTATAAGTTCAGGCAGCTTAAATTTACCATCGCTAAAGCCAAGATCGGACGGCTTGCGCACAGCCCGCGCCCATGAGCAGACCCATCGCCAGAAATCGCGCTCGGCATGTCCACGAAAGCGATAGATGCCGGAGCGGTGCTCTTGGCTTCGTGAGGTTGTAGCCTCCGCCTTCTTGAAGAACTTGCCAAGCATATCCATGAATCCAAGATAGCCTAAAGCCTCGCTGGATGTTCCAAGTTCAATGTGATCGTTTGGCGCGGCGGTAGCGGTGCAAAGAAGACCGAATTTTTGCTTTCGCATGAAGTCGGTCACGGCTGATTTTGTCACGCCGTCAAAGTTTTTCAAAATGCTTGACTCATCGCATACAGTCCCGGCGAAATCATTCGCATCAAATAAGTGGAGCTTCTCATAGTTTGTGATGACGATCTTAGCGCCCGGGTGAAACTTACCCGTTGTTGAGCGTGATGCAAAGATGCCAAACTTGGCGGCCTCTTTAACCATCTGCGCACCAACAGCCAGCGGAGTCAGGATGAGCACGGGCTTGTTAGTGTGCCGGACGATGTTCTCAGCATAGCTTAGCTGCATCATCGACTTTCCAAGGCCGCAGTCTGCAAACAAGGCAGCCCTGCCTTTCATTACGCTCCATTCGATAAGGCTCCGTTGAAAATCGAATGCCGCATCGGGAATGAATGTCGGCTTGAATCCGTAGTTGCCTCCAAGGTGGGTCTTACGGTTGATAAACTTTGAATAAGTTGTCATATCTTCAAAAAGGTGCTCCCCACGAAACCAAGGCTAGAAATCCGATATGCGCGGGTTCCTTGGAGTGTGGGGAGCATTTTGAGATGTGGCATATTGACTGGCCGTTTCTAGTCGGCGTGCGTTGACTATTGCGTTACAAGCTCGGCTGGCAAGGGGTTTTTGTCAGCGAAAAGCCGATGGCATCCTTTAGGCGCTTTAGGGTGCAAACGTCGCCGTCTGCCAAGTGCAGATTCTCCATCAGGGTTTCTTGGATCGCGGCCCGCATGGCTTCGTTTTCGCGCTCAAGCTCCGCCATCTTAAAGCAAAGGTAAACAGTGCCGCAAGCGCCGCGTGAGAAGGCGTCGAAAGCGGCATCGGTAATTGGTGTTGGTTGTGGTGTGGTGTTCATGCAACGGGGACGATGTAGGTGTAGTTTTCGTCTAGCGACGTCCAAGAGTATTCCTCTACCCATCCTTTATGACCTTTCGAGCCATCCGGCCACCATAGTTTGACGCTCGCCTTCGGCGTGAGTGGCTCGTCGGCATAGAGAAACCGCCAGCCCTCCGGCACGCTGGATTCATCGACGTTCTCGGGATTGTGATAAGGCAAAAGGCGTGGTGAGTTCATGGCATCAGGATTCCGCTGTCGATGATTTTGCCGAGCCATTCGCGCCCGTCGTCGGTGGCCTCGTAATGGTTGGCGTCTGGATTGAGTCGAGCCAGCCCGGCAGCGATGAGCTTGCCCATACTTTTGAGCGTGGAGGGCGCTTTGCTGCGATCTTCCCAGCCTGCCTTGGCAACGCACGGGAATGGCGTTTGGACAACCTGGGCGAGTTCTGCGACGGCATCCGGGCCGATGTATCTGCGATGCAGCCCGAGCTTGCGGGTGCGGTTTGTAAACGTGGTAGGGGTCATGGAAGGTCGATGACGTAGGTTTGGCCGCTCGTGACAGTGTTGACGTATGCGATGGCTCGCCAGTCGCCGACTTGGACGTTCTTCACGTTCTGGTAAACGCTTTCGGAACTGGAATACTCAGGTTTGCGGACCTGCTTCTCGGCATCCTGCCACGGTATGACAAAGATGGCGCAGCTTGGAGCCGGTTTAGCAACGCAGTAAGCACGCGGGAAGATGTGGCAGACGGAGAGGCAGCCGGGCACTTGTTTTTGAGCAGCGGCCTTGATGCGTTGGATGATGTCGCGGGAATAGGCGGATTTTGGTTCTTGTTTCATGCGTGGTCGTTGGTGGTGGATCAAAAAGGAATTTGCCCGTCGTCCATATCGTCCTGATAGCTCTCAGGTGACGGATGCTGGATCGTCCCTGGAGGCTGACGGCGTGGTGCATTCGGGCGAGGCGCGGGCCGGGTTTGCTGGCGAGGCGCTGAATCTTGCTCGCGGCGGTCGTCGTCCATTGGGAAAAGCTGGAGCCAGCCGGACCATTCCGGCGATACCGGCATAGCGTCCATTTTGAGCGAGACGCGGCCTTGCTCGTCGGTGAATGCGACTCCGCATTGAACGTAGCGTTTCTTTTCGTTGCCTTCGCTGTCTTTGTAGGTGCCAACGGTGGCGAGGATTTTGTGTGTGGGGCGAGCCATAGTGTTTATAGGTTTTGGATTGTGATCTGACATCCGCACAGCTCGCCTTTGTCGGCGTAGCGTTTGGAGATTTCAAGCATGGCCGTTTGGGCGTCGTCGTTCCAGACAATGCCGGTCAGGGCGTCTTCGGTGCTTCGGGCGAGCTTGAGAGCATCGGGCCGTGTCGTGTGGTAGAATGGCGCGGAAGCCTTCACGCCACCTTTGCTGTCAAAGTCTCCCTTGCGGCGAGGCATGATGAAATCAAAACGAACACGAAGAGGTCCGGTGAATGACTCGAAAGCCTGCTCACACATGGCGGCGGAACCGCAAAGGCCGACGATTGATCGCCAGTCTTTGTTTCGCTGGCCCGCCGCGTCGATAAGGATTGCGCGGCCAGTCTTTTTGCCGAAGCCGACAAAGCGTTTTGATCCGCCTGGAGCTGGGATGCCGGGAACGAAAAAGGAAAGTTTCATCGGTCGGCAATGCGAAGAGTTGCGATTTGACGCTGGGCAACAACACACCAGCCGGACGTGACACCAGCAATGCCTCGTGCTTCGAGAGGTTGAATAGCATCTTGGTTAGTATTCCAAACGCAAGCAGGCGCATCAGGTCCGTGAATCTGGATGAGGTTCGAGAGTTCGTCGATGAGATCGGAGATGGTCATGGGGCGGAGGGGTTGAGTTGCAATTTTGGAGTCATGCGCTCGCGGTAAGCGCCGTATTCAATCACGAATTTGTCGAGAGCTTCGGTGAGCTTGTCCGTGTAAGCATCGCGGTTCACGACGAGGTGAAACGGTTGCAGGCCGGGAAAGTAGGAAAAGAAATGCCAGCGGTCCAAGCCTGTCACAGCCATAGAGCCGTGAACTTGAGCCTTGTATTCATCCGGCAAAACGCCTTCCTCGATATACTCGGCATGTGTGAACGGTGACGGGCATTTAATTTCCAGACCGGCCACATATTCGCCGGACTCGTCTTTGATGAGTGAATCTGGAGAGCAGCCAACAACGTGTTGCCAGCGTTCCGAGGTCACGAAAGCAACCTGTTCAGCAGTTAGGCCAGTATGTTCCTCGAAAGCCTTGCGGGCCTCCGGTTCCATCTCGGTGCCTCTTTCGGTGTAAAAGTTGCCGAGGAACTTGGCATAGTCTGGCGTAAAGCATTCGACAAGGAGGTCGCGCATGTAGCCGCTGGCCTGCTTGGAATACTCGCCCTTCGCGGGCGTGATGATCTTCTTGAAGTTGGAAGCCGTCGCCCTTCCGCGTCGAAGTTCAAACCATTGTTCTGAGCCTTGGAGAAAGCCTTTGTGGATTTTCATGCCTTGAACTCTCCTTTCTCCTTAGTGCCCACCCACGTCACGCCAAGCTCGCCAGCCTTGGCAGAAATGGCACGTTTCGCAATGGCCTGTTTTGCGCCCTCGAAGCCGTCGTTTGCAGGTTTTACAAGCCTTGTCAGTGCTGCCGCATCTTCGCAGCCTTGAACCTGGTCGAGGAAGTCGAGAAGCGCGGGGTCGTCCATGTCATCGGCAAGCGGATCAACAACCTGGGCCTCAACAACTGGTGCGGATTCTTCGGCTGGCGCTGGCACTTCCGGCAGGCTCGCAAAAGGATCAAGCGGCGTGGCGCGGGCTGCGGTTTTTGGCGTCACGTCTCGCTCGATAACAACGTCGTCGTCTTTGTCCACGGCATCGCGGAACTCGGCAGACAACGGGAGCCACTTGGCAAGGCGACGAAAGGCGGTTTTCTTCGCCATCTCATTGTAATCGGTCTGCCATGGGCCGGAACTGCCAGACTTCGAGCGGCGGCGAATCCCGTCGATTTCCTCCTTGTTCAGCACGGCGACAAAAACGGGGCCGTCTTTCGTGACCGCCATCGCATAGGCTGCATACATCTCCCCGCGTGGAGCCTTGAAATCAATCTTGTGCTGCACGATCTCGCCGAGGTTGTATTCAAACACGTCGTTCTCGCATACAATGTCAGCGTGAAGTTTCGAGATGATGCCGGAGCGCATCGCCAGTTCAGCGAGGCCCTTCCAATCAAGGATCAACGTGCATTGATTGCCGTAGGGGATGAGATGCGCCCGGCGTCCATCCGGCTCGATTCCATAGGCTGATAGGTCAAGCAGGCAGCGCATAAGGCTTTCCTGCGTGCAGTCGGCGAGTTTCGGAGTGCGAGTCAGGGCAGTAAGGGCAATGCGGCAAAAGCGATCTGGCGTCAAATGCTGGGGAAGCGCGGCGGCGAACTGTTGTTTCATTTTGTCGCTCGTAATGATGGAGCGCAGGTCGTTGACCTTGGGACTTAGTTGGGTGCTCATGGCGTGGTGGTCGTTTAGTTGTGGTGAATGACTGCGTTCACCGCAGCCAAAATGATTTCAATGGGCGTGCAGGCCGTAAAGGTCGCGCTCCAATCAAAAAATTTAGCGTCTTTGCCGCCTCGGACAATGACGACAGGCAGGCCGTTTTGCTCGCTAAAAATAAGCACGCCTCGATAACCTGGAGAAAGGAAACGGAGATTGTTCGCGCTGGCAATTTGAACGCCTTTGGCGGTGCGTTCGTGCTGAATGTCGCCGTCCACCTGCTGCCAGCCTGCGAGAGAATCCGAGACAGCTTCCATGCGGGTGCGGTCGAAAGGATTCTTGAGCGAGTCGAGCCAAACAAGCCACGCTTCTTCAAGGTCCATCTCAAAGTGCAACTGGCGGCACTCGGCACACATGCCGTCTTGCTGGTCTCGGTCGTAATCTGTGAGGTCGCGGGTGCATTCACAGGTGGATGGCGGAAGATCGTCGTTTGCTCTCATGGCCGGAACCTTGAATCATCCCGGCGAATCGTGCAAATAATTTCCTCAACAAAACGAAGATTGTTTTTTGTTGCCGGAAATTGGAGAGTTGATAATATAACGCATGGAGACAACCAAAACCGATTTTACATGCCCAAATTGCCGCCGCGTTCGCCGCCGTGAAAGCGAGGCCGAGACGATGGTTTTCCGCTGCTCATGCGTTGGTGGCCTCATCGAGTGCCCTCGCGTCCGTTGGGACTTGGCAGATTGGACGCTCCTCGACCAACCGCTAGCTGATGCCCTGGGCGTTGGCGTTCATGCCGTTCGTGCCAAGCGGGCAGAGCTAAAACTGCCTCGCGGGACCGTTGGCAGGAAAGATCATGCGCGACCAGTGCGCCGAGTGGATGCCAGTTTGATCGACCCGAAAAAGTCCGTGAAAGAGAACGCGAAGGCTCTTGGATGCACGCCGCAAAGGATTCGGCAGCTCCAGAAAGAAATGAACCAAACGACACTATGACCATACAACTCACCCCCGACAATCTGGCCGACATCCGCAGCGGGCTAGACACTCAAATCAAGAAAAGCACGGCTATCGCTCAGCTTTCATGGGACGGTCCTGCTGGGACACTTTCAAACCTCCATAGCGAAATCGCCCGTTTGCAGGCTCTCCTTGATTTTCTCAGCGTCCCAAACACAACCATCACCGTTAATCAGCCATGACCAGCATCTTATCCGCCCAAAATCTCGAACCTATGCAATGGCCGGGAGCTTTTGCTGTCGCCGCAATCTGCGCATGCGTTGCGTGGGTTTTAGTCACCCTTTTAAAGAAGATGTTCCAATGAGCCGCCGAAAACCCAAAACGCACACGATCCGAACTTGGCCGCAGTTCTTTGGCCCTGTTCAAGATGGATCAAAGCCCTTCGTCGTCGGCATAAATAACGGATACCAAATCGGCGACACGTTACTGATTCGCGAATGGTGCCCGAAGCAGAATAAGGCAACGGGTCGCGAGTGCCGAGCCGCTATCACATTCACCTCCGAATGGCAACAAATCCGGGGCAACGTCGTCCTTGGCATCCGACTCCTGCCGCAGGACGCGGAATGCAGCCAGCTTGGCGAAGACTTCTCCAAACTTCCAATGTGCGCGGCATGACCTCGTATGAAACCATTCAAAACATTTTCAATGCCTCCGCGATTTGCCGACATGGGAATCATCCCCAACTCTATCACGAGCCTGGATGTGATTTTATCGAATGCTCCCCGTGTGATAAGTGTCGTTGCCGACTGGCCGATGGCGACGGCGGACCCGTTTCCGCCTTCCTCATCCGCTGGCGGGAGCGTTTCGCCAAGTAAGACGTGCTGGAGATGCCTCGGCACGGGCCGGATTCTGCGCAATGCAGGAACGGGACTGCTTGGCGATTGTCACGTTTGCCGCCTCTAAAACCTAGACAGCGAAAATGTCGTTGCTGGCAACGCTTCGGGTGGAAGCTCTGTGACAGCCAGGTTTTGAAAGTAGGCGGGGAACTTGTCCCACAAAACAAAGGTGCGCTCCGCCGTCGTTGGAAGCTCCCGCGTTGCCTCGACCCAAGCAACGAGAGCCGCAGTCGTGCCGTTGGGAATGTGCCCAGCCGTCTCGAAATACTGCAACATGGCCGCGATAGGGGCCGGGTCCGCATCGGGATGCATGACGGCCTCGAAATCGTCGGGAATGACGACGTAGGTCTGCCCATTTGCGCCTTGCAGCACCTCAAAGGCTCGATTCGTGTCGCCTGCCTGCCTCTCACTAAGGGGAAGGCAAAGCAGCCACATGGATTCAGATAGTCCTTTGCCGGAGTTTTGCGAAGTGGCCGGATAGTAATGCGTCATTGGGCAGCGGGGATGAGGGTTTTACCAAGGGTGGCGAGGGCGGCAAAATTGGCCGTCACCCCTTGATCAACATTCCAAACGGCAGCGAGGTAGAAGGGGGCATCTTGCAGCCAGGAAGGCCCACCCGAAATGCGCCCGAGGTGAATCTGCTCAATGTTGCAGGCGCTAGCATTGCGCGTGCCGGTGGTCGTGGAAAGGCGATTTGTCATCTTGCACCCGCTCGCCCCCGCTGACATGAGCACCGAATAAACCGGCCCGGCAGTCACACCGATATTAGTTGGAACGGTGCCCGTTGCATTGTCTTGAAGGACCGTTACCAAGTTGGTGCCAGCGTTGTAAACCGCTCTCTCTTTACTGGCGGCATTATCACGCAAACAGATAGGAGTAAACCAATAGCCAGGAGTCCCGGCAACGCTCCAAATTGTAAACTCAGGCGCGGCGATACTTAGGCCAGTTATACTCATACTTGTGGTCGCGCTTCCTGCCCCTGGCGCGTAGAGATAATAATCTCCGTTGCCATCGACGCCGATTTGAGGCTGCGCTGCCGCCGTCGCCTGAACTTGATCTCTTCCGTTTATTTGGCCCGGAACGGTATGAGCGAACCCATTGCCACCTCCGACGTGAGCGGCATAGGCCGTTGTATCAAAAGTGCCGTCTGCTTTAAATGGAATCCACGCGAGAGCATTATCACTCGACCTGCGAACCCGAATAGCATTACCCGTGTATGACGCCAGTAGCCGCCTAAAAGGGCTGTAAAGCTCCACTAGCCCGCTCGTGTAAGCGTCTAGCGCCCCGGTGAATCCAAGGCCAATTTTGCCATACGGCAAGCCAAGAGCATTTCCGAGGGCTGGCATTAGCGGACTTTCACAGGGTTTTTCGCGGAGGTTTTGGAGCGTTCATCGAGCGCCACAGGAACAGCGGCAACGGCGGCGGACTTGCCGACATTCAGCCAGCCAGCGGATGTGATGCCGATGAAGGTTTTCTCGCCGGTCGAAGTCGATCCGCAGGAGGTGAGAAGCAGGCAAGCCAGCGCAAGGCATGGCGTGGCGATCTTCGAGGCGAGCTTCGAGAGTCCGAACTCAGCGCCCCAGGCAAGAGCCGAGCCGATGCCAGCCACAATAGCTGCACTTGTGCTAGCATCGACGCCTTGAGCAAGAAGCCACGTTGTCATGGAGGCGCAAGCAACAGTGATGCCCTTGAGAATTTGACGGAAGGCCCACCCTTCACGGGTAGCGATAAGGGGAAGTAGGATGTCTTTCATGGCTTGATGTCTTTGGTGGTTTCTTTGTGGTGTTTGATGGAGAGAGTTTCAGCTGCAAGCGTCCCGGCATAAGGGCAATCTTTAACTCGGCATGCATTCACCATCCGCGTGATGCCGGAATGGATGCCAAGCTGCTGCGCCATTTGCTCAATCAGCGGCTCCTTCTCGTTCCGCCATTGCTCGCATTCCTGCGATCTCTTCCATAGCAGTTTGAACAGAAAACAGAGGGCCGTTGTAACGGCTCCAACTGCGGCGATGGCGGCGGCTTCGAGAGACATGATTATTCCTCCCAAAGAATGACTTTGCCGCTGGTAAGAGTGATAGATGATCCGCGAATCGGATAGTATCCAACGGGTAAAGTCTGCGCCGCGCCCGCTTCATCGCCATCATAAGCGCCCTCCGGATTGCCTGCCGTGGGTGCAATAATGGCGTTAATAACAGCTTCAGCAATGACGGTGAAGCCGTAGAAATTAAAAGCGGTGGCGTCTGTTCCGGTGACTACCTTATAGCCTTTCGATGCGTGCTCGCGGTTCATAATGTGATGGGGATGAATGAGGGTGAAAAAGTCAAACGCTTTTAGTCTGCGGCGTTTGTGAGTATTTTGCCAAGGTCAAGACCAAGGTGAGAAAGTGGTGCCAGGCTTGCGGCATTGTCGTTGAACAGCCCGGCAGCGGAAAGAATGGCATCAACGTCACGGAAATCGACTTCCTCGTTGCCGAGCGTTTGTGCCGCCCGCTGGACGTTAGAAAGCATGTTGGAATCTCCGGCGATGGCCGAGCCAAAAGGAATCGCGGAGGCGATGGGCGCGACCGTCATCGCGTAGCCAAGACGGCCAAGGCTCCACATCTCGCGGTCATCGTCGCCCTTTGCTTCGCGGAGGAGGTTTTTCAAAACCTGCGTAAACAAGCCGCCAACCGCAAAAGTCAGGAACGCTGCTTTCGCCGCCGTCACCGGGTCATTCTTGGCGTTCAGCGCCGCGTGAGCTGCTAGTGCGACTTTTTGCCGAGCCTCCGAAGCAAAAGCCCAGCCAATTTTCCCCAGCGGCCCCGTGTTCGCCAGTTCGGCGAGCGAGCGGTTAGCCATGCGGGTAGGCTGTGCGACCTGTTCCGTCGCCCGTTCCGCCTCCGTGTGAGCATAGGTTTCGAGTTCCGCGCCGGTGAGTCCTGCCGCCGCGCCTTGCTCGCGGTGGTAATCAAGAAGGATGGCATACGTCCCGGAGGTAAAGAAGGCGTCAGCGCCAGAGAGCACGTTGCCGAAAAACCGGGAAAGCCCTTGGATCTCATTCGGCTTGGCGGCGGCGAGCGAGTCCATCGCCTGCCGGACAATCGGCGGGGCGGATTTGAAGCGCCGCTGGATGAACTCCGAACGCATCGCATCACGCCAGCCAAGCCCGCCCGTCATCAATTTGGCGAGGCGGACAAGATAGGACGTGACGGGAATCTTTACGGCTGCCGCTGCAAGTTGCGTGGATTGCGAGAGGATCGCCGACATGCGCCCGAGAAGTGCCACGCCAGCCGCCCGCCCCTGCATCTTCGACCCGGCCTGAAAGAGTGCCAAACGAAGCGAGGCGTCGCGGAAGCCTCCTTGCCCAATCGCGTCGATCCACTGGCGGAGAGCGTTCGCCGCCTCCTTGCCGCCTTTTGCGTAAACCGAGTTCATCACCTCGCGATTGCCAAGAACGGCATTCATTTCGACAGCCAAGTCGTAGTATGCCTTCCAATACTCCATTTGGCGGGAATGGAGAATCATCGTTTGCAGAGCATCGCGGAAGTCCGGCTCCGCAATGGCGTTCCGGCTTCGAGTGCGGAGACTGCCCGGCGTGAGGATGGAGCCGCCCGAGACAGCCGAGCCGGTCACTGGGTCCACGACGTCGCCCGCCTTTGTCTGAACTGGCGTCACCGTAATAGGCGCATAAGCGTCGTGATGCGGCATATTCACGCCGTAGCGGGCACGGTAAAGCGGGTTCAGCGTCGCCCATTCGGCGGAGTATTTACCCATGATGAAGCTCATCACCTGCCGAGCTTCCGACGTGAGCGCGGCCTCGATTTCGTCAATCCATGCCTGATCGTAGGACCACTTCGAGGTGACTTCATTGTTCTCGTTCCGTGTGCCTTCCATGTGGCGACGTCCATCTTCCTGCCGCCACATCAAAAGAGCCTGGATGGCTTCAAGCTGCGAGAGTTCGCCCTTGCCCGTCTTGATCGTGCGTTGGGACAGATTCCACCGGAGGCGTTCGCCCTTTGTCCGAGTCCCGGCCAGTGAAGTGAAAAGCTCCTCGATCTCGTCGCCGAGGCGCTGATTTGTGTCTTCGTAGGTATTCGATGCCGCCCGCTCCGCGTCCACCAGCGAGGCCACGCGGGAGTTGTCGAGGCCAAAAGCGTAAGCAAGAACCTCGTGCATCGAGGACAGGTTGAGGAGCCATGCCTTACCTTTCCCAAAAAGCGACTCGTTTACCTTGTCGGCCTTCGTGCGTTCCGTCCGAACGCCCGTCTTGCCAGTGTCGTCGATGAAATCTTGGCGCATTCCAGCCCGGCGTTCTTTCCGCTCGATCTCGGCCAGCTTCCATTTCAGCCATGCGCCCTGATAGATGTCGCGGAGGGTGTCGAGCGCGGAAAAGGCCCGGCCACTGTCTGCGGCTTTCAAGTCGCCGACGAGTTCAACAACGCCGCGCTCAGTGATGGCGAGAACTTCCTGTTCTGGCGTGAGTTCACCGGAAGCAATCCTGGCGTCAAGATCGGCCAGACGGCCAGCAACGGCCAGCGCGTCCATTTTGGCCGCAGCTTCCGCATCAGCAAAAAGCGCGTGCATGTCAGGGTCTTTCCCCTTGCCTTTCTTCCCGGCCTCCATGTCGGGGCGGGCTTTCTTGAACAGCTTTTTGATTTCGGCGACGGCTTCCTTTTTCAGATACTTCTCAAGCTCGACGTTCAGCTTGTCGATTCGCCGCTCGATCTCTTGGAGCATGGCCTCGTCAGTCGCCAAACCGGCCAGTTTCACATATCCACCCACACGGGCGCGGACTTCAGGGGGAGCGGCGGCAAGGATGCCGTCGAGCGTGCGGAGAGCGCCTTTCAGCATGTCCCGTTGCGCCTTCGGACTTCCGGCTGTCTTGCGGGCTTGATTCGCCCAGGCTTCCGCCTCTGCTTTGGCGTCTGCCTTCGCGGCCTTCTGCGCGTCCTTGTAGGCCTGCACGGCTTCACGATGCGCGGCTTTATCCTTCCGAGTCGATTCGATGCGCTTCCCGATCTCGCTCCAAAGCGTGCCAGTGTAGGCATCTGGCAAAAGCCCGGCGTCAAACATCGCCTGCGCCATCTGGTCCGGCATGATGCCTGCGCCCTTGGAATACCACGCGGGAGGAAGCCACGGCTGGCCGTCATAGTCGCCGCTATTGGCCTCGACCTTGCCGGACTTCTTCGCCGTTGTGAACGACATGAGCTTCCCAAAGTCCAGCATGGCTGAAACAAGTGGATCATCTTCCAGCGCGGACGGTTCAAATTCCAACGTCTGCCGAGCGTTTTCGGAAAGGCTGTCGAGATAGGCATTCATGCGCCGGTCGAAGCCGTCAGCCTCGCGGAATGCCTGCTCCTTGCTGATGTTCTTCGCGCTGCGAATCACATCGCCTTTTGCGATCCACTCCGCACCGAGGCGAAGTGCCCGCTCTTTCGCGACCTGCGCAATGGCAAGGCGAAGCTCCGGCTTGGCTTGGAAGAGGGAGAACTTGGCCTCCATGCGGGCGGAGAAATCGCCGGGGCGGATGCTGTAAGTGATTCGATTGTCAGCAGGATTGAACCGCTTGGAAAGCGGGATCACGTTGCCAGCGTTGTCGTAGGTGACGGGGTCGGATATAGAGTTGAACGCTCTCTCTTGATCTGCAAGCCCCTCACGAAGATAATCACCTGGATGTAATTCGCTATACTTCTCGCTTAGAAGACGATATGCCCTATTTACTGCCCCCGTTTGTTGCGGCGTGCTAGTGCGTTGAGCCTTTCCACTTTCGGTGTATCTGCGAGCCACTTTTCGAGCCGCTTTAATGTATGAATCAAATAAACTTCGGAGTTCTGGCTCAATGACTCCGTTTGAAATACCTCGATCAATGTTTTTCCTTGGTGTGTTGTCATAAATCGCCGCCTTGTCCACCATAGCCTGAGCCTTCGCCATGTCGCCAGCTTCCACGGCCTGCATGTACTCGGCATCTTGAGCGGGAGAGACGGAGCGGATGGAGAAGGTTGTGCCAAATTCAGAGGATGCGGATTCAATAGCCGCCCTGCGTGATGATTTATCGCTCGCGTCATACTCGCGGACAGCCACGCCGCGCTTTTTTAATGCCGCCTTCAAATCTTCATCCGTTCCAGATGGAACAATAGCAGCCTCAAATTCTTGAAGCTGAACAGCGCGGCGAATCTTTGCCTCGAAATATTCGGTTGGCATATCCCGCAGTTTTGCGACGAATGTTCTCATCTCATCCACAACAGGACTATCTCCATACATTTCACGAATCCATGACCGATCTCCCTGAACGAGAGCTTTCATGTCATCACTCACGGCATCCAATCCACCGAACGAAGGTTTTGTTTTTCGTGCGGACAAGGCCGATTCAGCGAGTCGAAGAAACTCTTCGTTGACCTCTTTTTTCAACACCTCCATTTCTTCGCTCGTCACGATTTTATCGCGGCTATCTTGAATAGCCTTAATGCTCTTAAATGGTTTGGCGTTTGCTGCTCTAATCGACGGCACGCCATAGTTGAAGCCTTCGCCGTCTTTTAACTTTCGAGTCATGATCTTGACCACAGTATCAAGATCATGCGGGAGAAACTTACGCTTGCCCGCGTTTGTGTATCCCATCGGGATCTTTTCGTCATATTCAATGCCAGCCTCATCGACTGTTGAGTGAACGAAGTTCACGATTTCAGTGCGCAACTCATTCGTTTGCTTTCTCAGCGACTCGCCAAACTCGAAATCACTCACCTCGCTTTTTGGCGCTTCGATCAAGCCTGCGCTTCTAAGGTATGCGTATTGAGCCAAGTAGTTTGATTGGAGTCGGTCAAACCCTTCATCGGCCAATGTTTCCACTAGATTTCCAACAGACCAAGACCAGCCTTTTTTCAACACGCTTGAAAGCTCGTCATAGTAGCCCTTGAATAGCGGGCCGACTTTATCCAACTCGCTACGCTTGAACACCGTTTTAACGGTAGGATAGCGCGGAGAATATACGTCGGCATTAAATACCTTACTGGCAGCGTTGCGTTGAGGGTCAATCAAATCAGGACGCGCAACGAGTGTGATTTCCCCAAAGGCATCAAAGTTTGAAATATCGGTCCTCACAACGCCCAAAGAAGGAACAGCGAGTCCTCCGACTTTGATTGCGTGCCTGAGATTGTTTTCGCTCAGGTTGTGAACTGTCACAAGGTTATTGCCGACAACGAGAGAAAACGTCTCGCCCTCGACCGGCTTCCCGTTCTCTTCAAGAATGCTGACAAGGTTCTCATCAAAGATGACGTAGTTTCGCGTGCCTTCGCGATCCTTCTTGAGCAAATCAGCGAACGCGTTTTCAGCGGAAACTAACTGAGCTTTGTTGGTGTCCGATGGGTCGCGTTCAACGTCTGCCTTTCGAGCGTTGACTTCTTGCTGGCGCGCGCGGATTTCCAACGGAGAAACGCGGCTTTGTTGGTCGGCGTAGCGAACACCGGGAATGCCTGCGTCACTGAGGTTTCTGGAAGCGAGGGCGGGCGGATAGCTTCGATCACCAGCTAGAGACATTTCGCCGCCTAGAAGCAAGTATGCCTTTGATCCGGGCATAGTTCCATTTGCTGCCTGCGCTTTTAATTCAGAATTAATGAAGTTTTCATTGTTTGTAATGAACTGCGAAATCAGCGGCTCGATTGCAGCCTTCACCTTCTCGCTCTGCTCACTCAGTGGCTTGTCCCAATCGAGAAACTCGGACTCGTCCGGCAGGAGTTCGACGGTGTAAATGTTGGAGGGTTTGCCGGTCTTTGCTTCAAACTGCCTATCATACACACCGCCGCGCCCCGATACAGCCTCACTTTCAGCAAAATAAAGCCCCCAGCCGTAAGCCTGCGCACCCTCGCCCGTGCCAATCTTGGCCGTCGTGAACTTATCAACCTTATGCGGGGTTGCGTGGAAGGCTCGAATGCTGAACGTCGTAGGCCCGACAAGCTGCGCACCGTCCGGCATTTGGACGATTTTCGAGGCGTCGGCTGGAACGGCGCGAGACATCGAAAACGTCTCGCCATTCGGCCCTGGCGTTTCCGGTGAATAGCCGGAAGTATCAATACCTTTTTGCACAATCTCTGTTCCCATTTCTTCGGCGACCGCGTTGTGAGAAACTTGCGAATCAATGCCAAGCTGCTTTTCAAGTTCGCTTACCAAGTCGTCACCTAGCTTTCCAGCTTGCTTGAGTTCGCCGAGCTTTTGCGCACGGCTGGCAACGGCGGCAAAAAATGAGCTTTCGGCATTCATCGCGCCAGTGAGGCCGGAGCGCATCAAGAGACGGCCAAAGCGGCGCATCGCCTTTTTTTGCAAAGGCTCGCCAAAGGTAGATCGTCCGACAAGATAGGATTGCCCAAGATGTGACCATGCTTCTACAATGTCCTCGTTCTTCAATTCATCGTCCGGCAGTTCTCGGAATAGCTTGTCGCCGCTGGCTTGTTCATAGCTGCGGAGGCGTGAGAGCATCCATTCACGGCCTTTCGGCTCCATGATAATAGCCTTGGCATCGCCTTCGAGCTTTTCCTCGACCAGCGTGAGGATGTTTGAACCCTCCCAAAGTTTAATCGTGGTCCGAAGGATGCCATCCTTGAACTCGTTTTTGGAACTACCCAGAATGCGCAAAGAGGAGAGAAACCCGTCCGCTTCCGTTGTCGCCTTGTCGATGGCCTGAGCATCTTCAAAACTCGTGTCCGGTGAGATGTCGCCGAGCGCCTTGCCTTGCTCGACACGGTTTTTGATTTGCTCCACGCTCGCGCCTTCGTTGACGGCATCTTGAGCGGTGCGGACGTCAGGGAAGAACTCAACAGCGACCTCGCGCCCAAGGTTGAGATTCTTCTCCATGCTGGCGAGCGTTTCGCGAGTGAGGGCGTGAACTTTTCCAAGCTGGTCCTCTGCCCATGTCCACCGGGCCGCGTCCGCTTCTTGGTGGGTGTTAAACGTCGCCGCGCTGCCGTCGCTAGGAATGGTCATTAGCCATTTGCCGTCCACCATCGGGCGGAGAATTGGCAGTTTGCCGCGCCGCTCTAGCTCTTGCTGTTGAGCCATTACATCACCGGAGAGTTGACGCATGCGTTCTGCCAGATTCTTTGCGCCAGTTTCAATCGTGACCTTATCGCCTGCGCGAGAATCCCAAAGCGAGCTAGCCTTTTTAATGCGATCCAATTCGGTCTTTTCGGAAACGACAGTAATGGCTTGTGCCTCTGAATAGCCCAAAGATTTTAGGCCGTCGATGTCTTGTGTCATCACGCCCGAAAGTTTCGCATCCGCAGCCGTCATTTTTCCACCGAAGACAAGCGCCATCGGCAATGTCACGGATAGCAATTCGGGAGTTTGCGTTTTGATGTTCTCCCAAATCTTACCAAAGCCAATTTGTGTATCTTGGTCAATGGCCGTCACAATCGGCACGATAAATTGATCTTGAATCAACTCCTCTGCCGTTTCTGTCCCGCCTGCAATCAGCGTGTTTTGAGCGTAGCGGCCAATCAATGACGCACCTCCTACTGGTCGAGTAAACCGCGATAATGCCGCAGTGACAGCCGGAAAGCGCCCAAGTTGAAACATGTTTGAAAGCGACTCAACCGCAGCCTGCATAGGGGCGGCAATCGCGCCAATGCGTTTAGCGTCCTGCGGGTCGAATCCTTGGGCGATTAACTCCGTTCGATTCGACTCCGCAAAGTCGGCGGCGATCACTGCGCCCCCAGCAAACGGCCCAAGCGTGCCGATGATAGTCATGGATGGCAGCGTTGCGCCAGGTGCCTTGATAAGTCCTTTTTCAAATGTCTCATTCATCCAACCAGTTGTTGCCTTCACGGGATCTAAGTCACCTGAGACAATGCGAGCAATATCCTTTTCGACTTCGGCTAGTTTGTCATTCAACTCCACTGCCAAACGGCCCTCTTCCGCGAGCTGTGGGAACTCTTCTTCGCTTGAAGGCCCGAAACCAAACTCATCATTGATAGACGCTGGCGGCGTTGTGGCTGCGGTAATAGCAACACCAAGGGCTTGCCGGTTGAGCCGCTGGCCCATAGACGCAACATTTTTGCCCAAGAATCCCAATGTCTGCGCCCAAAATCCTTTCTGGTCGTATCCGGCAGCCTCAATTTGAGCGCCCAAAGCGGCGTAAACCTGCTTTCGATCTCGCCCTTTCATCTGCGCAAGTTCGAGCGTTAAATCCCGCAACTTGTCGGGATTTTCTTGCCGTGGCCGTTTACCTTCCTTTGTCTTGAAGAAACCGGCTTCAAGTTCGCCCAGTAGCTCCTTCGCCATTGGCACAAAATCGCCAACGGCCTCGCTTGCATTTAGATAGCCTTTTGTGAACTCGGTCGAATCGGGGATGCGGTCGAGGTTTTTGGCTTGCCACGCTTGAAGAGATTTAATGACATCCTCGCCGCGAAGGGCTGCTTTTGCGCCCTCAAGAGAGGTGTCTTCTACCTGCTTCATGCGCTGAAATTCTTTTTGAGCGAGCGCGTAAAACTTGGCTGTATCAACGGTTTCACCAACGCCGAAGTTTTGGCGCGTATAATCATTCATCAAAAGGTCATAGCGTTCCGAAACCTCGCGAGGCTCCTTTTGATACCGCTGCGATAACAAAGCCATATTCGCATACTGCATCCGATCCATAGCTGGATTTGCCGACATCGGGCCTGGATCATAATCAATTTTTTCGGGAGCTTCAAACATCCCGCGCAGCTTCAATTTCTTCTCTATACTGGCTTTTTCTTGCGTTGGAAAAAGCGGCTCGCCCTTGTCGTATTGCTGCTGCTTATAGTTTCCAAGCCACTCCTTCGCCTTGGCCTGATTTTCAGGGCTTAGAGCGTCGTAATTAAGAGTCAGAAATTCTGCATCTGGTTCAAGAAGGAGAGGCATTAGCGGGAAAGGATAGAGTTGGCACGTTCATTCAATTCTGGAAGAGTCGTTCCTGCGGGATTAACTCCTCCACTTGGCGCAACCGGCGGCAGCTTTGATGCAGAGCGGAGCTTTGAAATGATGCGGTTATACTCGGCCAGCAAATCGTCTGGAGTCTTGCCAGGATTGGCGTCCTTGTAGGCTTCGAGCATTTGCACGGCCTGTACCTGCCGAGAAGATGCGGCACGCTTGCCGTTCTCGTCGGCAATCTCAAATGCCTGATAACTGGAACCGCGAGCGTCTTCCTTCTGCATGTCCCACCACTTTTCACGGGCTTTCGATTCGATGTAATCGGCAAACTTCGGCTCTGTCTTGAGACGTTCCTCGTTATTCTTTATCAAGTCAGCCTTGAGGGTATCCACCTCCACGCGAACTCCGGGAGGCAGAGCGACGGACAAGTCGGAGAGTTTGCCGGTAGTTGGGCCAAAAACGCCATTTTTCAGGTCATCGTCGGCAAACCGGAACACGTCGCCAAAAGCGCGAGTGAATGCGCCTTCCGTCTTGCCTGTCTTCTTTTCCAGCCGCGCCAGCACTTCCGAGCGTTGCGAGCTTTCCAGCCGCGAATCAATCCGTGAGAGGAATATACTGTACTCCGGTGAATCTGTGGCGTATTCAAAATTTGCCGCCTCTTTCATCATCGAAGAGAAAGTGATCGGATCGTTTTTAGGCGCGACCATCATGTCAGCAAGCTCTGCCTTATCGCCATCGGTGAGGCGTTGGCCGTTTTCAATCATTGAAAGAACCTCACCTGGCTGGGCTTTGTTGCCTTTGATCTTGTCAACAATGCCGACAAATTCATCGCGGCGCATTTCGTTTTTACGTGAATTGCTAGCCCTTTCGAGTTGGATGAGTTGCGTTTGCGAAATCACGCCACGCTTGAAATCGTTTTGAGCCGCCTCGAATCCGTGGTCAGGATTTTGGTAAACCAACGCTGACAAATCCTTGAGGCGATATTCGTTTTCGGCTTCAACAAGGATGTTTGCTTTTTCGGAATCTGACATATCCGGGTTTTGCTCCACGAACGAGCGGACATCCTGCCACGTCGAGGCGGCATCCTTTTTGAGCGTGTTGAGTTCAGTCGCCGCCTTACTCAGCCGCGACGCCTTTGAGCGTTGAAGCGATTCATACTTGCCAAGCTCCGCTTCTTCTTGCGTCGCTACGCCTAGTTTTGCCATCTCATCGTAAGATGAAGAAACTTGGCCGTCGTTTCCATCGTCTTCAGCCTGCTTGATTCGGCGCTCCAACGCCGCTCCTGTGCGCCTCACGCCTTGCTTAAAGGCATCGCCTTGAACGGAAATCGTCTGTCCGTCCGACCACCGGCCAAAGGAGCGAGACAAGCCAAGCCGGGCGCGATCCGTAATCTTGAGGCCATCGACAAACTTCTGAGTCTCGTTCTGCATTTCCTGCCAGCGAGGAAGCCATTTAGACTCGTCGGCATTTGCAGGGTCCATCCGCCAAGTATTGAACTCCTGCGTTTTGGCACGCATGATGTTCTCAGCTTCGATGAGGTTTCGAGTGTCGTTCAGTTCCGCATACTTCTCTTGAAGCTGGAGAGCTACGCCGCCAACCTGCCCGATAGCCTGCGCCATCTGCATGCCTTGCGTCGCGTTTCCAGCCTGCAATCGGACGACGCCCTGCGGCTGAGTTGATGCCGTTGGGGCGCTGGCAATGCGAGCAAGAGGAACGAGGGCCATGAGGTTAGGTTTTAGCGGGTGCAGTTCGAGCTTGGTTTCCATAGGCCGAATAGCCCGCGCTGGCAGCGGATGCCGCGCCGGAAAGTAGCGTCGCCCCCGTGCTTGGAGCACTAGACAAGGCCATTGCCGCGCCACTCTGCCCGGCAGCTAAAGCGGAGGCCCGCTGGTGAGCGAGGTTTCGCTGCTCGACATCGCCGGACCATGCGAGGTTTGAGAGTTCGAGCTGGTTTTGCACTTCGGTATCTGCCAGGATGTCCAGCGGCGTTCCCGCCATTTGGATGCCTTGGCCGGAAATGGCCGCTAGTTGAGACTGACCAAATCGGCGCTGTTCTGCGATCTTTTGCCGGGCTGCGGCTTTTTGCTGCTCTGCTGCTGTTTTTGCAGCGTCCGAAGCTGCGTCAGCCTGAGCCTGAGCGTTTAGCTGCGATTGCGTGGCCTGTTTTTCAGCGGCCTGCTGCTGCGTGGCATAGCTCGCATAAGTCGAGGCTGCCGCGAGCAGCACCATGACGACAAGGCCAGTGACATCGAGGTAAGCTAGAAAAGGGATCATTGCTTGGAGATTTCAGATTTGAGAACGTAGCCCAGCATATTGAAGGGAGTAGGGTCCGAATGCACAAAAGTCAACGAGATGGCGTCCACCCAGTCGGCTTTCAAATGCTGGTCCTTACGGCCCGAAAACACCGCCGTCGTCCCTGCCGGGTATTCGAGCGAGTAAAGCGTCCCGCCGCTTGTGCTTTTGTATTGCCCGCCAAGGCTCTTGTAGAGCAAGGTCTGCATGCGTTGGGCGTTGAACTTGTGCCCCTGTGCCGTGCCATCTTGCAGGACAAACTCAAGAGGCATAGCTTGCAGTGTCGAGGAATACGCGAGGCCAACGAAAAGCGTGGTCGCCGCCGCTGACAGGGTAATCGCCCCGCCAGATACGGTTTTGTTTTCGATGGTGTCGCCGTCCGCCCACACTTTGACGGCCTTCCCTTCGAGGTGAGACAGGCCAGAAACAGCCGTCCCGCTCGACATGGTAATCTTTTTGGCACAGTCGAGGTAACAAAAATCGGTAGCCGTGCTGAAATCGTATTCTTGAGCAGTTGGATAAAACCGCTCGATATAGCGAACCGTCGCCCCGTTCACGGTGCGGTTGACAATCATCCACACGCGATCCGCGTCGCCCGATCCGCGAACGACGGCGATGCTTTCAAAGGTGCCGCTGGTGGTCCGTTGAAACCATGCGGTAATCTGGTTTGCCCGTTGGTAGGAGAAGCCAAGAAGTCGCCCGTCTGCCGTGACAGCCCACAGAATCGGGTCTGGCTCGCTTTGGTAAGCCGTGGCGATGATGCCGCTTTCCGTGACGTTCTCCGCCCGGAGTGTCATATCTGGCGCTTCGTAGGCGTCGGAGGTGAAGACATAGGCGAACTCGAAAACTTTGCGCCCTGTCGGAGAAACCCAAAGGAGGGAATCGCGGGTTTGAATCGGCTGGATGTTCGAGCTGCCAGCCCGATTGCGTCGGATGGCCTGCACGTTGGAAGGCTTCAAGACTTCGGAGCCGTCGCCGCCGCCCTGAATCGTCCACTCTTCCCCACCTGTGCCAACAACAAGACCTTGCCGGAAACTGGCTATCCACTTCACGAGATTGGACTCGTTGGAGTTCAGCACGAGGTCGAAGCCGTCCGAATCGCCCTCGCCGGTCGCAAAGTTAAAGAAATCATCCACGACGCTGCCCCGGATTCGATTTGGCTCCTTGGCTGTACCTCCAAACCAAAGCCGCAGATTGTGAAGCCCGACCGCCCCAGGGTAGCCATTGTCCTCGCTGAATGCGTGAGTGAAGAATGAAGTTGATGCCACACCCAAAGCCTGAACCGGCGCAATGGCAGTGTATGGCAGGCCAGAACGCACTTTAAGGACCGTTGAACTCGTGAGCGAAAGCACTGTGAACGGGAGTTTGACTTGTGCGTCGGAGGCTTCGAGCAAGATGGAAGCATATTGTTTTGGCGTCGTGCTCCAACCGGCCAAACGAAACCATGCGCCTTCGAGTGAAGCTGTGTCTTCATAAAGGATCGTCCCTTGATACTCACCTTTGATGTTCCATTCTTTGATGACTTCAAAGTTTACGCCGTCTAAAGACTGCTCAAGCCGGATAGCACAAATGGGCGCATTGTTACTCACCCATGAAGAGGAAACGATGAATCCGCCTTGAATGAAAATCGCAGCCGTTGGAGTAATTGCCAAGCCGGAGCCTGTCGTATTGAGGTCAATAGACACACCGCGAGCCGAACTTGAACTACTGAACTGGTAAAGCGCAGGCTCAATAATGAAGCTATCGCCCGCGTCAATGCCGGTGAAAATGTCCGCATCGCTAGCCGTGAGGTTATATTCGACCTCTTGGCCGGTAGCGACTCGCCACTTTGCCGCCGCCAGGTCCGTTGCAAACGTGCCGCTGGTATGGGCGACGATGCAATAATAGGCCACGCTGCTACTGATTCGGATGTCGCCAACGGCATAAGCCGTGGTTGTCGCCCAGGCGGCGTGCGTGAAGGACAGCGTGACAGTGTAGCCGCTCTCTTGCGAAAGCTCGTGTTCCTTGAGCGGCGGGAAGGTGTATTTCGCCACACCGACGAGGAACGAGTAAGTCAGCGCCGTTGTTGTCGCCGTGCTCCATGCCGCGTTTCGGATGAAGTTTGAGGAGAGGGAATCGACAGGAATCGACTCAATCAACAGCGGCGGGTGATTCGGATGCACCAGCACAAGGAGCCGGTTGATTTGCTGAAATTGGATGTCGTTCAACTCGTCCTCGTCGTAGCTGTTCGGCCACTCGACAATGGAGCCGGTCAGGGCGTGCCAGTAGCCAGCCGCGAGAGCCGTCGCAAAGCTCGAATCCTTTGCGTTGTTGTTGCCTACCCGGAGGTAGTTCGTGCCGCCGCTGGATGCAAAATCGCCGAGCAAGTAGGTTGTCGAGGTGGAATGTGCTGGGACGCTGTAATCGCTTTTGATTTGCAGGTAAGCCGGTTCATCCTCGCGCCAAAACCGGATATAGCCCTCGCCCACTTCGAGCAGGTAGTTCTCAGTCCGAGAAATGCGAACCGGAAAGAGTCGGCTTTTCTTGGCCGAGTCCTTCGTGGCGCCGATGTATTGCGTTCCTGGCGCTTTAAAAGCCCCGCCGTAGGGACGAATAACGAAGTTTTCGAGCTGGAGGCAGCCGCTTCGATACTGCTCAAAATCAACTCTCCCCTCCATGAGAGGAGTATTGATGCCGCCGTTGAAATTGACGTGAATAGTATTCATCGCGTGGAAATGACGCCACGACGGGCGCGAACGAGGTCCGAATCGTAAACAGGCTGGAGCCTGCGACCTTTGCCGGAGCGTGCGTCAGTGCGGCGCTTCTGAGGTGCAATAATGCCCTCAAACTGCCTGCGCATTTGCTCGCTCTTGTCGGTGCTTTTGATGATCTCCGAGGCGATATAGGAGGCGAGCAGGTAGGCGAATGCGTTGATGAAGTCTTGCGTCCACGTTGTCACAGTCGTGTGCTGGTAAACGTAAGAAAGCTCGACCACATCGGCGTCGGTTAGAAGGTAGCCTTGCTCGATGGCGTAGGGCTGCGAATCTTCTTCGTTGCCTTCCTCGCCATTCACGCGGACCACGCGGAGGGAATCGGAAGGAATCGAGTGCTGATAATCCCAGCCGCTCATTGGTGCGAGAATCCATTCCCCCGTTCCACTCGTATGCGATCCGCTGAACACAGAGCCGTCGAGGTCGAAGGTGTTCGCGTCTACGACAGTGATGCGCCACGTTCCATTTGCAGCCGGAACGCCCTCCACGTCCTGAATGTGGATGCGCTGGCCGGTAGCTCGGCCGTGACTTGTGGCTGTAACGCGGATCTCATCACTTGCGCCCGCATCGGCCAGGGCCACGCCGCTAAAATCCGTCCAAGTGAGCGTGAGATGCGCCCGCTTCATGGCGAAGTTCCACGGGTGAGAAGCTAGAGCTTCGTCACGGGCCGGGGCAAACCATCGGCGCACAGCCTCCGCCTGAGGGGTTGTATCCGTGTCGATGTCGGTTGCCGTATTGGCGGACACGAGAGACAGGGCGAGATTGCAAATTTCAGTCTTAGTCATGGGCTTTCAAAAGAAAGCCCTCGCCGCCCCAACAAAGAAAGCGACGAGGGCCGGACAACTCCACCACCAAGCGGAGAATTAAGCGAGCGTGTAAGCAATCGTCCAAGTCTGCGTGTGAGAAACGCCGCTTGTGACAGTGCCCCAAGTGACATAAACCCAGGCATCGTCAGTCAGTGTAACCGGCGTGATTGCAGCAGCGCCAACCGTGCTGTTAAATGCCTCAAACCCGGCAGCATTACCAAGGGCAATGCCCGTAGAATAACCGTCGGCATCGCCGGTTCCATCGTCGTAGATGTAGCCCACGGTGCCTGTGCAGGCATCGCCGGGATCGCCGTGATCCACAACGCACATGTGAGGCAGCACGCGAGCGCCTTTCGGCAAACGCGCGAGGTAGAGCGGATCAGCAGTCGCGGCGGTGTAGCCGGTCTTGGTGACTTGCAAAACATGCAGATTGCCGCCTGATTGTTTCCGGTTAGGAGCTGCGCTCATGTCGGTAAGCGCATCGAGTTGGGACTGTCCAAAGGTAGTGTAAACAAGAGCCATAATAGTAGAGAATTGAGTTTAGGAAGGGAGAAAGAGCGGGAGCCATTCGACTCCC